GATTGGTCACACATGACTGAGACACAACTTGAAAATATGATCGGATCATTGGAAAAGAAGTTTGGTGGTAATAAATGAAATTTACCGGACGCTTGAAAGAACCGATTATCGACTACATAACAGGCCGTCTGACCATCCTGTTTGAGCCTTGTGAGGACTTCCGACAGGCTTACGATGAATTGAAAGGCTGTGAAAAGTTAAGCCTTGAAATCAAGAAATACAAGGCGAGACGGAGCCTAAACGCCAACAGATATTTCCATGTATTGAATGGGAAGATAGCCGATAAGCTCGGGATATCTAAGCCTCGCTGTAAGAATATCCTGATCGGAAGATATGGACAGCCTGAGTTGTCAGATGATGGCGGTCAGGTTGTCCTGAAAGGTAACATATCCATTGAGAGGATGATGGAACAGGAAACACTGCACTGTATGCCGTGCGGCGGAAAAGAAGAGAACGGGATCGAGGTTAATTTCTTCCGCGTATACCGCGGCAGTCATACCTACAACACAGAAGAAATGAGTATCCTGATTGACGGGGCTATTCAAGAGGCGAAAGATATCGGGATTCCAGATGCAGAGATTGCTACACCAGATGAAAAGCGTCTGCTGAAAGAAAGGTACGGTGTAGACATTGGCTAAGAGATTGAAAAGCGTATTCACAAGTGACATGGATCACTGTTATTACACAGGACTGCCGGAACCTCACATACACCATATACTGTATGGATCACGAAGAAAACTATCCGAAGAATATGGTTTTGTAATTCCTCTTGCGCCACATCTTCACATGAACGCAAAAGGGAGCATACACCAGAACCCGAATCACGGACTGGACTTAAGGCTAAAGCAGATGGCGCAGACGTATTTTGAGGAACACATAGGAGACCGAGACGAGTTTCGGGAGATATTTGGGAAGTCCTGGTTATAGGTATCACTCCGGACGCTGACGGATTGATATACAGCACTGAATTATGGCAGACAGTATGTCACGATGCGTAAGCCATGATGAAACTCCCCGGGAAACCGGGGAGTGAAAGGAGGAACATGAGCAAATTATTTGAACAGGCAAAGGAATACTTTGACCGGATCCCGGATGGTCATAAAAACGCTATACAGCGCCCGTGGAATCGGTCAGTAGACCGGCGCTTTAGGGGCATGATAGAGAGAGCCAATAATAACGGAGATTGTATCATAAACGTCGGAGAAGGCGTATACAGACCTGTTCCCGGCGATCCGGTGGACGAGAAAGAGTTGAACGAGTATCTCAACAAAGAATTGCACCGTGCGAGATCAATACTGTTGAAACGGCTCTGCATGAAGAAAACATTTGAAGGGTGGAAAGACAGTGCATTATACGCTTATCATTCACGGCAGACTCGACAATCTGAACGATTACATAAAAGCATGTCGGACGAATCAGTACAAAGGAGCGCACCTGAAAGCGAAGAACGAGCACAAGGTGCAGGCTGAAATATATGAGCAGCTCGGCAGACTGAGAATCACCAATCCGGTCAGAATGACATACAGATGGTACGAGAAAGACCGGAGGAGGGATCTGGACAATGTCAGTTCATTCGGAAGAAAGGTTATACAGGATGCGCTTGTGGATACAGGAGTTATCCAAAATGATGGATGGAAAGAGATAACAGGATTCTCAGACGAGTTCTATGTGGATAAGAAGAATCCACGGATAGAGGTGGAAATAGAGGTGATAGAGTGAAAGAAAGCTTCGTGCTCTATGTGAAATATCTTGACAATATCGAGATGCTGAGCATGGAGCAGCGAGGTATCCTTATCACAGCACTCATGAGTTATGTAGCGGATAAGGATATACCCAACATGGACGGAGTGACAGCTATGGCGTATTCGTTTATCAAATCCCAAATTGACCGGGATTTTGAAAAATACGAAGCAACTTGCAGGAAGAGATCAGAAGCAGGTAAGCTTGGAGGGAGACCTAAAGCAAAAGATATTAAAGATATCAATGCAAAAGCAAAAAAAGCAAATGGTTTTCCAGAAAAGCAAAATAACCCTGATAATGATAATGAATATGATAATGAGAATGAAAATGATATAAAAAATACATACTCGTGTGCTTTTGAGGCGCTTTGGGCTGCATACCCGAGAAAAAAAGAGAAGGCAAACGCTTATAAATGCTATAAGGCAAGGCTTGCTGACGGTTTTTCAGAGGACGAGCTGATGACAGCAGTTAAAAGATATGCAGATGAGTGCAAGTCGAGAGGCACAGAAGTGCGATATATCAAGCTTGGGTCAACATTTCTCAGCTCGAGCACACCATTTACAGACTATCTCGGAGATTACAAGCCAGAAGATACTGAACGTGGCGGAGCAGTTAAAAATTTTAATAACTTCGAGCGGAGAAATTATGACTTTGATGCACTCGAAAGGGGAATCTTCGGTGACGGATGAACAGCTTAGAAAGATATATTTCCCGATTGCGCAATCATGGAAGATGATAAGAGAGTTCTGCAATGCGACCGGAACCCCTGTCGAGTGTTTCAAGGTTCAGGAACAGGCGAAAGACATTTTTGAAAAATCAGGCAAGACAAAGTTTGCCAAAGAAATAATTTCCGCTGCGGTTAATGAGATTGACCGGATCATGCGGGAAAATGGAGGACAAACATGAGCGAAGTAATTAAATCATATAAGGGATTCAACAAGGACATGACTTGTAGAGATAAGAAGTATGAAGAGGGTAAGGAGTACGAAGAAGAACGCGCAGAAGCGTGTGATTGCGGAATGCACGCCTGCGAATATCCGCTTGACTGTTTCGGATACTATGATCCGGCACATTCGGTGTATCACGTTGTTGAACAGAGCGGAGAGATATCGCGTCATGATGATGACAGTAAGGTCGCATCAACAAAAATGAAGATCGGGGCGCGATTGGATATTCGCGGACTGGTCAGCGCAGCGATAGAATATACAAAGTCTCGGACTACAGCAGAATTCACCGATCCTGAGAGAGCCACAGCCGGAGACTACGGAGCAGCCACAGCCGGAGACTACGGAGCAGCCACAGCCGGAGACTGCGGAGCAGCCACAGCCGGAAACCGCGGAGCAGCCACAAGCAGAGGAAGCTCCGCATCTAGGGAAAATGGACTGTCGGTAGCGCGTGGGAATAATGTGCGAGTAAAAGGTGGACTTGGAGCGATCCTTGTTATTGCAGAAGAAAATGAATCTGATTTTGTCATTAAGCACTGGAAGGCCGTTGTTGTGGATGGAGAGAATATCAAGGCTGATACGTGGTACAAGCTTGAAGATGGAGAGCTTGTGGAGGTATCAGATTAATGGCACAGGATATGAAATACAGCAGTTCCGGCAGGATGAAAATATCCGCCGGATACAAGCCGGGGAACATGGCGGCGTTCATGTACGGTAGCACCAAGCGGAAGAGAAAGAAGAGGGTGAAAGGGAAATGACAACAATCACACTGAAAAACGGCTATTACATTGAGATTGATCCGCTGAACTACACACTTCGGCAGAAGTATACCGGAGAAACAAAGTACGGTGAGAAGAAAGAAGCTTTTCGGACGCTTGGGCATTTCGGGAATATGGAAAGCGCAATCAGGAAATATCTTGAACTCTCTCAGCTTGATGTTCTGGACGGCGAAAGGCTGACACTTGAAGAATATGTTGACTCAATCCAGAAAATCAATGCAATAGCCTTACAGGGCATACAGGAAGAATTGAGGAGGTCCCCGGTGAAATGAGTGACAAGGAACAGAAATCCATTCAGCGTATTAAAATGGCGAGTGAGATGAGCTTACATCATTACGGTAAACCGCTCGTATGTACATATAGCGGAGGAAAAGACAGTGATGTGATGCTGGAGCTGTTCCGTCGCTCTGGGGTTCCGTTCGAGGTACATAACAGCCACACCACGGCGGACGCCCCGCAGACAGTAAGGCATATCAGAGAGACGTTTCGCCGTCTGGAACTGGCTGGGATTCCATGCGAGATCCAGATACCTACATACAAGGGGGAACGGACTAGCATGTGGAAGTTGATAGTGCAAAAGCTGATGCCTCCGACACAATTAGTAAGGTATTGCTGTCAGGTCCTAAAAGAAAACGGGGTCAGAAACCGATATATCGCGACGGGTGTACGCTGGGCGGAGAGCACGAAACGAAAGAGTCGCGGAGAATTCGAGAAGATCGGAAAAACCCGAAAGGATGCTGAGAACTTCGACATGGCAATGCTTATGAATGATAATTCTAGAAGCCGAAGGATGACGGAATTATGTATGCAGAAAAATAGTATGGTCGTGAATCCGATTATTGACTGGACGGATACGGAGATATGGGAGTTCGTGCGATCTGAGAATATCTGTGTATGCGAGCTCTACGACTGTGGATACAACCGTGTGGGATGTATTGGATGCCCAATGGCGGGAAAGAAACGGTATCGAGAGTTCGCGGACTTCCCAGCGTACAAAAAACTGTATCTGCACGCATTTGAGAGGATGCTGGAAGAACGCGTCCGGCGCGGTAAGGAGAGCACATGGAGCAGTGCAGAAGAGGTCTTCCTCTGGTGGATGGAGGATGATAATATCCCGGGACAGATGAGTATTGATGATTATTTACGAGGTGAACAATGACAACAGAACAGAAAATTCAGTACATAGCTAACCACTACGGATATGAACCGCAGAGCAGACAGCTTATTGAAGAAATGGCAGAGCTTACGGTTGCAATTAATAAGGCGTGGCGGAAAACGTTTGATACAGTTGATAAAATTCCGAATATGGATGACGAAGAGCGTATTGAAGAAGAAATGGTGGATGTGCTCGTAATGATATGGCAGATTAAATATCTTCTCGGAATCGGAGAAGGAGAACTGTCACATATCATGGAGCAGAAACTTGACAGGCAGATTGAGAGAATAAAAAACGAATAGAAAGGAGCCAGCCTCCGGCCGGGGCAAGGGTATACCGGGCTTCTTTGGGAAAGATGATAACACATTTAAGTTTATTTTCCGGAATCGGTGGACTTGATCTTGCCGCCGAATGGGCAGGGATACAGACGATAGGGCAATGCGAATGGGCGGAATATCCGACAAAAGTATTACAAAAGCACTGGCCGGACGTTCCGCGGTGGAAAGATATTAGAACATTGACGGGAGAGAGTTTTTATGAGCGAACAGGTAGAAGGACAGTTGACATTATTTCAGGCGGGTTTCCCTGCCAGCCGCACAGTGTCATCGGGAAAAGGCTTGCTGAAAATGACGAGAGGCATTTATGGCCAGAGTTTCTCAGGGTCATCAGAGAAATTAAGCCAAAGTATGTTGTTGGAGAAAATGTTAATGGGATTTTATCAACAATACATGAGTCCGTATGCTCCGACCTGGAAAAAGAAAATTACGAAGTCAGGACGTACAGTATACCGGCTTGTGCTGTCGGAGCGCACCATGAAAGATACCGGGTTTGTATTCTTGGCGTCTCCAAGAGCAAGTCAAGATTTCAAGCCGATACGCAAACAGACACCAAAGGAACACAGTGGGAAGCACGGGCAAGCATTGTGCAGCAGTATTGGCATTATTTGCCCGGAACGTATTGGGCAGTACATAACCCCCCAGTTTGCGGAATGGATGATGGGATTCCCGATTGGATGGGGGGATATAAGCGATATAAAGAGCGAATGATTTGTTATGGGAATGCGGTTGTTCCACAGCAGTTTTACCCGATTTTTAAGGCGATATCGGAAATAATGCAAAGTTATTCATAATTCCGTCTA